TAAAACCCGTTTCATGTCGTTCTCCTCCATGGTCATAACATATCAATATATTATACTCCAATTCACTATGGATTATCAATTATTTCACAATTATTATTATATTTGCAATTAATCTTGGTTGCGGTAAATATCACTTCTCATATTTTACCACATTTTACAATTAGAATTTGACGAATATTTGACGAAATAAAAAAAGAGGGTAGCAATTAAGCTACCCTCTAATACGTTTAGTCTAATTCAACTAATCGTTTCAATTCACCATTAACAAACCACATTTCACACGTTACGTTATCGCCGTCTTTCAAGGTGGCCATATATAACCCCTCTTTATTTGGTTGAATATCTTCTGCGAATTGATGTGTTTTTCCTTCAAATGTAAATACTTGTGCCATAATGTTTTCCTTTCAGTTATAAAGTAATGCTTTCCAACTGTCAACTAACAGTTGATTGTTGCAATCCGTGCAACTCGGAGATTATTTAGATCACCATTCCTTTACTGTGTAAAGTACACTACCGCCCTCTAAATGTTGTCCATTGAAATGTGTCAACACTTCAACCTTACCTGCTTGATAGCCTATAGTTTCAAAGGCTCGTTTATCTATCAAAGTAACACCAGCTTTTATCTTGTGTCCTTTGTTTAGATTGATTTTGTAAACATCGACTTTTTGTTCATCGGTGTTAGCAACTACTGCGGTTCTATCAGATTTTTCAGTAACGGCTTTAGGTACATTAGGGTTGCTATGTGCAATATCCTGTTTCACCTGTTCAGCTGCCACTTCAACTGTTGGTGCTTCTGTGTAATAAGTCGCTATCGGTTGTGTTCTTTCCTTTTTGGAAATAACTTCTTGTGCTTCCTTTTCGGTAATATAAATTGCTTTTGACAATTCTTTAGGTGCTTTAGCTTGTTGTTGTGTAATTACAACTGGCTTTTCTAATTGCTTTTGTTTGTGATGATATATCCATACACCTACAATAGCGATAAAAACGCATAGGGCAATCGCTATGGCTATTTTGTAGTGTTCCTTGATAGTTTGTACCAACTTACTAATTAACATGGCTTACACCTCATTTAATTCAATTTGCAGCATTTCCAATGCTCTAAACTTTTCATCTGCGAAACGTTCATTCAAGTTATCACGCAATGCACTATTATTCCATGCAGTAGTCATACATACATCATAAATGCAAGCGATGATGTCATAGTCAAAGCGTTTATCATCAACGTAGGATAGATTAGGCAATTCTAAATTCAAAGCCTTTTCCATTAACTTTAATGCATCGTTGAACATATCAACGATATTGCCTACACCATATTGTACAGTTCTACTCCATATAACATCTTTTAATGTGTCGGAGTGTTTATCCACATTGAACAGGTTATCTTGTAGCAATTCACACGCTACATCATAGTATTTAGCTTTGATGTAGTCATGTTGCATCTGTGCAAATCCTTGTCTATCAATAGCACCGATTTCTTTCCATTGGTCGATAAATTCATCACTATTGATTTCGCCACTATCTACCAATGCTCTTGCGTAGTCTGTATAAAATCCGCCTTGCCGTAATCCCCAGCCTAAAAACTCATCAACGCTACCACAATTACTAGCTAATTGATACGTACCATAAGAAATACCGCCTGCATCATTAACCCCACTCGATACACAAGCAGGGTTGCCATTGCTTTCGTATACCGCACTTAATTCGCCTAATTCCATTTTTGTTGCTCCTTTTTATTACTTTCACGTCCACCTAAATATCCAACCAGTCCTGACGATATACTCATCGCCAACTCGTTGTAACCATATAGGATAGCCATTATATTTACAGTTCCTAATATGATGATTGTCAGTACTTCTCGTATACTTATTTTTTCAATCATTTAATCGCATCCTTTACCGATTTAACGAACCCTATCACCTGTTTAAATAATTCAATCGCACGCTTGAACCATATCGTTTCAACAAATTCAAGTTCAATCATATTCTCTACACAACTTGCCAACTCAATGAATATAGGAATCAAATACATCAAAGTACTTAAAAATACATCTACCTTGCCTAGTACAGGTATTTCTACATCTGGCAATGTCAACAATATAAATGACAATAAAAAAAGCCACGGATAGGATTTGACTAATTTCTTAGTCATATCCGCTCGTAGCTTGCCACTTACTAAAAATCGTTTAGGTTTTCCGTCAATTTCTACTACCGCCCAACCTCTCCATAGGATAGCTAGTATAATATTTTTGATTGTAACTTCTCTCTTTGTTGCCAAATTGTAATTTCTGGCTTCAACCAACACCCTTAGGAATGTATCTACAAATACAAGGATTACGCTTGTAAATATAGCTAATGAAATTCGTACTGCCTCACTCACATTAAACACCTCATCAAACATCGGTAAAAATATTTCAATCATTTATATCTCCCTACGAATAATCAATCTCCCTGTCTAGATATTGTGAACCACGCATTACTTCGATTGTTGTAGTTATGAATGTAACATAGAGTTCCACTCCCATCCATGATTATCAAATAGTTGTTTCCACTACCTGTTTTATTATTTATTGCACATTTAAATGCAATAACAACGTCTTTTCCCTCTGCAATGGTAATTGTCTTTGAAGTTGTTGATGATGCTCCAAGTGAGATCGAGTATTCCCCTTTTGGCAACCATAAATTAAATCTTTGTTCAAAGTTTTCGAATTTTCTTTCGTATCGAAAAGTTTCAAAAAAGATAGGGTCTTTCTGTACATATTGTTTTTTGTTTTCCTTGTACACAAATAGTTTGCTCGTGTCGGTAGCAAGCCTAGCATAATAAGACTTGCCACCGATTAGAATTTTTAAACACTCACTATTCCCTATGTCTTTGACGTTTTCGGTTAGTGTAGCTACAACTTCCCCATTAACAGTAATATTATCCATTTACACCTACCTCGATTGTTCCGTTACTACTCCACAATTGCAATCTGCTATTTAAGGATGTTTGATTTCTACCCCAACCGCCCCATCGGTTAGCAAGGAATGTACGGTGATAAGTTTCACCATTTAATGTGTGTAATGTTTGGTCGATTAATTTGCCATTGCCAAAGTTAAAGACAATCAACATACCTTGCTTATGACTTCGTGGCGGATTGTTAGCACCGCCATCAAAATTAATTTCATAGCATCCTTGATTTGTGAATGTGTTCCAATCGGCTGCGGTTTCAACTAACTCATAAGCGAACCCCATAGAACCAGCCTCTGTCTTTTTAACAAAAGTTTCATCGGCTTTAGCCTTGTTATAAATAGCCGTGCCATAATGTTTAGTAGTAATTACCGTATAGCTATCTGTTCCGTCAAAGTGTTTGAATTCTTGACCTTTAACATACGTATTAACAGAATTATCGCCAAGTTCAACATTACCGCTAGTAGATACCTTAGCTATACCAACACCATGACCATCAGGTTTATAACCCTCGATTAAAGTGTTATTAGCCATTTTAAGTGCGCCATTCAATGTACCGCCAGTAAGTTTTAGATAGTCAAGCGTTGCCAATCGTGCAGTATTGATTGAATTTGCATAATCCCTGTTTGGATCACCAACATAAATATCGACCTTATGTCGTTTATTAGGTTGTATCGTCAATACCGCAAAATAGAATTTACCATTGCAATATGCTATATCCTCAATTTCTGTAGCCTTATTGATTTCAATAATTTGTTTAACTTCACCAAATGGAGTACATTCTACCAAACTACCGAGCGTTGCACTCATGATGCAGCCGTTAAGCATTAATGCACCATTATTGTTAAAGTCATCATATTGGTAGTCAATTTGATATGTTTTCATCTTTTGGAAATCATCATTGTAAAAATTGACTTCACGTAAGCGTTGTTGACCGCTAATTGGTACAATGCTCACATAAGTTCGTGTGATAGGATCATATCCAATATTAAATACACGTTCATTCAATGTGATAGTCTTTTCAAATGTCATAGTATCCGCATTAAATACAGATAAGTTATTTCCATTCTTCAAGCCGTTAGCAAGATAAATTTTATTCGTGTATGTGTTGTAGCACATGGTGTTACAATGGCCCATGCGTTCTTGGTCGCTAAACTTATACGTACCTACGATTTCAAATGTATCTGGATTGAGTTCATATATATTTTGCTTTGTACCATCACCATTGATGCAAGCTAGTACAAATACATTCTTTTTATCGTTGTAGGTAAAGCCTTGACATTGATTTACTTCATCGCCATATTGGATGTTTTTCACAAACGCAATATTTGATGCACCTTTAAGCATTGGTGTTTCAGTAGGGTAGAACGGCTTAATATTGTTGTATGTACCCATATCCATAACACTATCAACAGTATCAAATGAAACATGTTCATTCACTTTGTAGATGCCATTAGGAATTAACAATATTTTGTTTTTCAAATTATCATTAGCACGTTTGAATGCTTGCGTGTCATCTGCTACACCATCACCTACCGCTCCAAAGTCTTTAACGGATACAATGCCATATAGGCTATCTTTAGAAATAAACTTTGTATCTGCTTCGGTCTTGGTAATCAAACCACCGCCATTAGGCAAGGCGATTTGTTCCGCTTTATTTGCCGCGATTTCCGCTCGTTTAGCTGCATCAGTTGCTTTGATTGCATTACTTGCGATTGATGTTTGTTTATTGTCGATGTCGGTCTTTAGAGTTCGTGCTTGGCTTACTAATGAATTAATATCACGCTTGTCAACAGTTGTTTGACCTGCGTATGTCTTAGCATCCGCTACCATTTTTTCTGCTTTTGATAAATTCGTGTTCGTTGCATCTAATGCGGTGTTAGCGTTCGCCAGTTTATCATCTACAGTTCTACCAATTTCTGTGATTTGCGCTCCAAGTTCTTTTATCGTTTCTGCATCGTCGATAATTATATCCGCCTTAGCTTTGACTTGGTTATATGCATTGATAGCATCATTTGCAGCCTTAACAGATGTTTCTACAATATTCTTGGCGGTTTCTACTGCATCATCGGTGCTGCCAATAGGAATAAGTAAAGCTCTACTCATCTTATCCTGCATTTCTTGCATGATGAGTGTCAGTTTATCCGCCATGTGTTCAATATTTTGATACGGATACTCATCAGGCAAATCTGTATCTTGAGTGATTGGTGTAATTCGTTCTAATACTACTTTATGATTAGCATCCAATGCATCACCCTCAACTGGATATGTCAGCGTTTTATTTTCTTTATCATATTCGATATTGCCTGTTTGTAGACTTCGATTGCCATCCGCATCAATGATCGTAAATGATACATCTTCAATTCTGTTAAAGTCGTATGGCCATACCCATTTTTTATTTACGCCATCACCTTGATATACTACGCTTGGTTGATTGATTTCAGGTATCATATGTACTCCTTTCAATTAAATAGGACTACCCATAATTGAGTAGTCCTTATTTATTAATGTTTGTCTTTCTTCTTGGATTTTTTATCTTTTAGCTTTTTATCTAAAATGATGGACATAATCACATCTTCTAATTTAGCATCTATATCGGTTAGTGCAAATTTAGCTAACGTCCATACTCCATCGGTTACAGTATCACTAAATCCTGTAAGGCGGTTTGATACTTGCGATAGGCTGCGACCTAAATCAACACCATCTTTTTTGTCAGATGTAATAGCACCCATAACATCGTATAGTTTTTCGATAATAGATAGTCCTATCACCGTATTACCTTTATTGAATACCTTTTCACCCAAGATGTATTTCATACCCATATTAGATATATCACGAATAATTGGTACACCCATCATTGCTTGTGATGCGGTTTCTTCTATGAATGATTTCGCTAATTTCTCTGGGTCATCATCATCACCATTCGTCATAGCTTTATATGCCATCATGCCTAATGCTGGCATAGCTACTGTCCACCATAACACACGCACAAATCGCCAATAATCGCCTTGGTCTTTCCGTGCATAGTTGCCCTCTGCAATGATATTGTAAAGGGTATTCGCATAGGAATAGAATGGTACGAATAATTGAACCCATGCATCCCTAGAACGTTGAATAGCTGCACTATCTTTTGTATCACCGCTACCGAATATATCTCTTACAGCTCTATCACCAGCACTTATCGCCTCTTGCTCTACAAATTCAGCGGTTAAACCCTCTTTAGATTGTAATTCAAGTATTTTTTTGTCATAGGCAAATTTCCATACGGGAATGGATAGTGCAAAATCTGTTTCGGTTAAAAGTCTAAATCCCATTTGATTAATATCATCTCTGACTTCGCCCAGTTGTTCTAACTTATAACCACCGATATTTGTATCACCAATTCGCAGTCCTTTACCGCTAATAGATAAACCTTGTTTCAAATCTTTATCTAATGTTTGAATGCGTTCTCTCATAAAGATTGATTGATTTAACACAAAATCACGTGTTGCATTATATGTTGATGTTCCATGTCCGTAGAACCCAGCACCAGCACTATAAATGGCTTTAAGTGTATTCCCTACACCGATGCGATACATAGCAACTGGAATGTTCAACGCATTTTGCAACGCTACTGGTATACGGCCTGACATAACCGCTGTTGTAGTGTTTTTCTTAAGGGTCATTAATAACTTTCCGACTTCGCTCATTTTTGCTGCTTCATCTTTCCAGTTATCCCTAACCCATGTACGCAAGAATTGATATGTTTCCATACCAAATTTATCAACGATATATTCTTGGAAACGGCTATTACCGACTAGCTTATTTACATCCGTTACCGCTTTACGCATAGTAACGTGGTTAATAGCTTCCGTAATAGCATTAGGAATAACATCGAAATCAAGCATTAAGGATTTACCTTTGACTACATCCAAACGTGATTTAGTAGCACCCATACCTGTACCAAAGATTGCATTACTAGCAATCATCGTTTTGGCTATATCCTCTGTTTGGAAATCAGATACTTTAGCACTTACTTTAGGGTTGTACACAATAGGGAAATATTGACCTTGTATTTCTCTACCACCAATTGTAAATGTAATCCCTTTTTCTTTCTTCAAAGGATTACCATACAATTCCTCTTGTACCTTACTACGCTCTTCATAGAATGAATTGATATGCTCCCATGTACGAATGACAAACTCCCAGTCCTTATCGGTCATGTATTCTTGGAACGCTCTCTCCATTTCTACTTCATTACTTTGGATAGTTTCTAATGCACGTTGTCTATTCTTTTCTGTTCCCCAGTTTAAGGCAAGCATGATGATTTGCTCTTTGGTTACATTGCGTAATTCGCCTACGCTATAAAGATGATCATTACGAACATCAAATAGTTGTTTCTTGGAATATACCGCTTTTACATCTCTGGCCAATCTATACATAGATTTTTCTTTGTACTCGTTAAATTTCTGAGTAGCTTTATTAATTGGCTCGTAAATATATCTAACTGCAGGGCCATTCTTTCCACCATCCAATCTGCGTAAGAATGTTTCTGCTTTTAGCAATGCTAAATGGAAATCGTTTATTTTATCAGATAATGCATCAACTTTACTGCGATTATTTAGTTCGTTGAATACGTTTCCGTTATCTCTACCAAATGTTTCGGATGCTTTATCAATGATTTGGAATATAGCGTCATCAATGGTAACGTTATTCCCCTTTTCATCGATTAGTGTACTTCCCTCATATTGAGTTCTACCGCTCTTGTACATACCTGTCATGAGTTCCTCTAACTGTTCGAGTTCACTCATTTTTAGTGTGCTAAACATTCTAGGCGATTGAGCATCGAACATTTCGTATATCCATGGTTCAAGTTGTACAGTCGCTTCCTTATCACCCATTATGTCAGCATCTGCATCGAGTGCTTTAATCACGGCCATCATATCGAACCCATTAACAGGTTGTAGGCCATCGTACTTAGTCAATCCCATTTGGTATGCCATGTGTGAATAGAAATAACGCATATTAGGCTCAACCATGATAGGGTTTTGACTACGTGTCATGCGGTTCAATTGGTCTAACAATTTAACACGCAATTTCTTAATGGCTTTTGAATTTTCAAACGCTACTCTTGCCCTTGCTTGGTTTAGCATTTGTGATTGTTTAGCATACAATGCTTCATCAACCTTACCAACGGCCAATGCACTATCTGCTTTCTTGCCATCTCTTACGGCTTGATTTTGGTATTTCTTGTACTGGCTAGCTTGGCTAAGTGTCAAATCACCTAATTCATTTTTAGCACGTTCCATGTATTTCGGAATAGTGCCAAATCCACCATCACGAATTGCACGCACCGCATCAATGCGTTCTTGTAACTGTGCTTTTAGCTTTTCAATGCGTTCTTGTGCAGTATCAAGTTCTTTAGTTACACTACCTAATTCCTGTGCTACCCTTGCATTGTCTTTCTTGATGCGTTCAGCTTTCGTCAATTCTTTTTCAATTGGTTTCAATTCTTCATCAAGATTTTCACTGTTAGGGTCTAGCTTTTGTAATTTGCTTAGTAATTCCCAGTTCTTAGCAAGGTCTTTATTGGTATGTGCCTTAATCAAGCGTGCTTCCTCTTGCGTAAGTTCCATTTGTCCTTGATTGGATAATAACATTTCTTCGGCTATTTCTTGATTAGATTTGCCTGCGTTCGGATCATTAATAAACGCATCTTTCGCACGTTCCATCTCCTGTGCTACTGCTTCATCGTAAGTACTGCCAGTTTCCTCACGTTCTGCCTTTTCTAACCCCTCAATAGTTCGATATTGAGTATTTTCCAATGCACCAGCACCCAATGCAATATATCGTCTATGTTCTTTGTAAATAGGATGCTCTTCGGCTAATCGTTGGCCAATTTCTTTTTCTACATTGTCTTTCACATCTTCCCATTCTTTAATAGGTCGATTGTCTAATTCTTTCATGTACTTACGCATTACACGTTCTTTTGCTTTTTCTTTAATATCAGCGATGTATCCTTGTACTCGTGCCTGTTCGGTTTCGCTCAATTGTTGATACAATTTTGTATTTTCAAATTGCTCTAATGCTTGCTCATGTGCGTAGTTTTCAATGTCATCTTGCGTAGCTATCATGCGTGCCATTATATCTTTAATGTCAGATGGTACTTCACCGCCCAACCGTTGCGCACTACGATAAATACGAGTTAACCATTTAGAGAATTGACGGAACACACGTTGTAGTCCTTTTGTTGGTGCTTCGCCACTTCGCAAGTAGCTTTCCCAACCTCGTGCGAATTTCTCATGTGCTTTGGTATTATCTACGTTTTCGCCATCAACCCAACCGCTCCACTCTTTGAGCGTGTTCCAATCATCAAGTAATTGTTTAGGTGCATTGTCCATAGATGCTAGTTTTTGAATATCATCAAAGAACACATGCCCCATTTCGTGTAAGAATGTACTTCTATCTGCTGTCTTGAAAATGCTGATAATGCGTTCACCATCTTCCATGATTTCGGTCATACCATTAACGGATTGATTGTACTTTTCGATAATATTAATGGCTTTATCATCAAATACAACATAACATCTACCATCCGTATATCCATCATATGTAATGCCACTAACACCAATAGAATTTAAAAATTCAGATGCACCTTTATCTCCGCCAAATGCCTTTGATAATGCAAGATAAACATCTCGTCCAGTATATGGTGCTTTGGTAAATGTACCACCTATATTTTCCAAAATCTTATCTTGTCTTGCTTTTTCTTTAGCCCACTCAGTTTCTTTTTCTTTTTCTAGTACTGATAATTTTTTATTCATTTCACCAAATAGCTTTTTAGCCATTTCTAAAGTGCTATCTGCTTTTAACTCATCAAAGTTATATCCGTACTCTGCAGCCGTTTCTCTAGCAATTTTTTCTTTTATTTTGTGTACATCGTTAAGTAATGCATCAGCTAAATATTCTTGTCCACGCTTTATTTCCTGTATTTTACCTAATATTTTTTCATATTCTCTGTTAGTAGTATATGATTGATGTTCTTTATAGTATTCTAATAAAGCTTTGCGTTTATCAATATCTAAATCGTTAGCCGCTAGTACTATTTTATTAACAATATCTTTATTTTGCTCTTTGAAATATTTATCTTCATCAAGCATTGTATCTATATTAGGGATATCTACTTTAAATAACTTACCACCCTTTACTCCGCTAGCATCGCTTTTTCTTAATATATCAATTGCCTTTTTTGCTTCGTTTCGATATTTATCACGATATCTGTTTTTATCTAAGCCTTTCTGTAATGATTCTATTGCTTTTTCTTTAGTCCCATGTTCTTCCAATTCGTCAAAAACATAACCTAATGCACTACCATACTCGACTTTTTTTTCCCCGTTTGTCCAATCTCCTTCGTCATCTATAGTCCATTTTTCTCCGTTTAATATAACAAAAGAGCCTTTAGCTCCTAAAACATCTTTATACGCTACAGATACTTTCTTATTTTTAGCAAAATATAAGCCCCAACCATGTACTTGGTTCCCCTCACCACTACCAATAGCACCTAAATCAAATTCATCAAAGTCATACGGTGAACCATGCCATGCGGATTGATAGTACTGATAATTATATTGTTTTCGAAGCTTGTCTAAATCTTTTTCGTTTAGTATACTATTGTTAATCATAAACTGATTAACACTCATTTGTCCGCTTGATTGGACGTTATTGACTGTTAGTCGGTTTATTTTTTTCGTATTAACATATAACAAATCGCCATTATTTATTGCATTAGAATACCATGTAGCATTAACTCTAGGGAATATACTTTTAACCCTTGTTTGATAGCCACCTCTTCCGCTTTGAACATCAAAAACCAATGGAACATGAATAAAGTTATTCTGCGTATCTTTTAATTCAACAACAGCAACAATTTCGCCTTTTACCGATGCATTAGCAATAGGGTCAAAGTTTTTGAATATTGCAATCGGATTAGATAACGCACCAGGTAATTGTTTCATAACATTTAAGTCAAATTTATGTGCATGCTTAGTGGCAAATACTTTATTAAGCATTTTCGTTGTTATATAAACATCACCAGTTGTAAATTTGTAGTCAGGATCTTTAATTGTGCTAAACACTAAAGGTGCTGACATTATTCTATTTACACTTCTTTTAAGCGTTCCGTTTTGTAAATCAGTTAGCGTTTTCCCCCATTGAGTTATATCGGCTTGTAATTTTTGATGCATTGCCAATTGTTGTGCATACCCTTTTTGGTTTTCTAAAACCGCATCCATGTTGATACGCACGCTATCACGCAAATAATCCATAGCAGTATAACCACCACGGCCCATTTGTCGCATATATTGTGCCATTACATCAGCATGTTGTGCCATCAACAACGCATTAGCTTTTGCCGTTTCACGTTGTTTTCTATCTGTGCTTTCGCCAATTGCTTTAACTACTTTGTTGTACACTTCATATCCACTCTTGGATAATTGCATTCGTAACGCTATATCGTTATCGGCTAATGCAAAAATCTTATCATGCAAGCGTTCAAGGCTTTCAATTTGTTGTAGCGTATGCTCCATATCAGCATGATGGATATTGCTTTGGTTAAGTGCTTCCGTATTATCAGCGAATGCAGTTTGTGCTTTTGCTACACTAGAATGAAATGCTGCACGTCTACGTTCTGCATTCGTGCGTGGTGCTTTACCGCCATTGTTAGACTTGTAATCAGTTAGCCATTGTGGCTCTACACCGCTTGCCGTAGCTTCTTTGATAGCATTATCCATATTGTCAAAGTCGCTTGCGTAGTTTTCACGATACTCTTGCACTAGGTTTTTGTACAAGTTATTGTATGCTTGCTTAACCTGTGTAGGGTTAGCAAATACTTGGTCTAGTACTTCACGATCAATGTCGCTTGCATCTTCAAATTCATCACGGATAATGCTTTCTTTAACTCGTGCGGCCTTTTTCTCTGTCGCATCCACTAGGTTATTATTAAAGGCCTCTACTTCCGCTTTTGCACGTTCAAGGGTTTTCATGCTCATACCGCCACGAGTAAAGTATGTGCTTTCCTCTAAGGCTTTTACGGTTTCCTCGGTTAAACCACCGCTCAACTGTGCGTATTTGCCAATTGGTACTGCTATATCTGCATCCGCCTCGATGCTTTTGGATACTTCCTCTTGTGTTACTAAACCACTATCAATCATATTTTTAATGGCTTGTTGCCCTTGCTCTGTTTCTGCCATTTCATTGACATTTACATATGCAGTAGATACGCCTACCTTATCACCCTGTGCTTGTACGATTTTTCCGTATAGTTCAGGGTTTTCTTTTGCAATTTGATTGGATGATGCATCTTGTTTTAGCGATTGCATAATTGCGTGTCCGTTGCGGTTTTGTTCCGCCATCACTGCTTGTTGTTGTTGCTCTGGTGTTAGCTTTGTAAACTCATGGAACGCTTTCATTGTGTGGATGCCACTTACACCGCCGCCAAGTGTGCCTAAACCAATCACCGCAGGTAGTGCTTGTAACATCGCACCACCTGCACCCAATGCAATATCACCAACTGAATATGCATCCTCTAAGTCGTTTGCATTGCGGTAAATGTTATGTTGTACCTTTTCATTGACATCTTGTAAACCTTCTTCGGCTAACTCCGAACCGCTAGCTTTTAAGGATGCTTTTGCCATTTGTCCGACTGTAGCACCAATACCTCTATCAAATGTTTTAATCGTGTTAGATGTAGCACCCTCTAATGATTTTGACATAATGGATGCTGGTGCTACTTTACCTACACCTTTAATCATGAAACGTGTTGATACCATTTCAATACCAGTATCAATTGCAGCAAATGACATGGCGTATTTATAGGCTTCATCATTGGAGTATACCCTATTCCCTTGTGCATCACGTTTATTTATTAGTTCGAGGTATTTATTGCCAAATGACATCTTATACATATTGTATGTCATATCAATGCCGCCGCCCCATTTAGCACCAGTTGCAGCACCTGCACCAATACCAACACCATCCGTGGCTAAACCGCCGATAGCACCACCAATTACAGCACCTACAATTGCGCCTCTACCGCCATGTTTACCCATCATATAGGTTTGTGCGGTAGTATCGCCTACAATAGCTTGCAACGGACTATCTAATGCATCCGCCTTGCGATATTGTTGTAAGTTGCCTTGTAAGCGTTCCATTTCATCGGTTAGTTCTTTGATGCGGTCTTTATCGGTAGTATGTGCTAATTCAAAGCCTACATTGCCTAATTTGATTTGGTCATTCATCGCCCAAACACTTTGCTGAATGCTATCAAAAATACCTCGTGTAGCTTTTGCTGACTGTAAGTTTTGCAAAGTAGTAATAGCCTCTGCGGAGCTTTTATAATTAATGCCAATTAATTCAGGATACAACTCATATACTTCATTAATAGTTTTACCTCGATTAATTTGTGCTGCGGCCGCCTCTGCTCGTCTGATACCATCTTGACCACTGGCCATAATAATGTCAGGACTAATACCTAGTGCATTACCGCTATCTTGTGCTGATTGTGCCCAATCCGCTTTATTCCATAAGTAGATTTGCTCTGCACGATGCATTACAGGTTGTAAAATTTCACTTTGTTGTGGTGTAACATCAGTTTGTGTCAATGCGTTCATTGTATTTACAGCGACTGTAACGTTTGATGGGTTTTTTATTATCCAATCACCAATGCCACTAACTGCGTTACCTATAGCCTTACTATATGAATTGTCTGTTACTTCTTGTTGAATACCGCCAACAAAACCTACATTTGCATTTGATTTAATTTCAAATGAACCATTTGTCGCTTGTTCAGGTGTAATCTTATTCATTATTGACCTAACCTTTCAGCTAATTGTTCTGGTGTGATGGTGTGTTCTTCGCCCCTAGCATCTTTATAAACATAGTATGGCTGACCATCTGCACCAGTTGTGTTATATAAACCATACATGCCTTGTGATGCTAGTTGTGCATTTGTGTAAGATAATGCAGCACCTCTACCACCAAAGGTATTTGCTAGATTACCTACACCCCAATATTTACCAGTTTCAGTTGATGCGATTGTTTGTTCTGCCACCGCATCAGCGCCCCATTGTGCCATTTGTGCTGGCGATGGGTCATATCCGTTTTTCTCCCTAAACTCTTGTACTTTAGGATAAACTGCGGTTGATACACCTTGCCATTCAACACCATCTATCTTTCTACCAGCTAAGCTTTCTATGCTACTTTTCATACCTGACATTTCAGGTGAGTACTTTCCAGTACCATTTGAATATTCATCAAATTCATGATTGATTTGCGCTAATTGTTGAGGATTAAAATACACTCCCATTTGACCAAGAAAATCGTTTAAATCATCCATAGACTTGAATTGTCCGTTGGATATAGCGGTTTTGACACCTAACACATTAACCTCTTTTGCTTGCATTGCTTTTGCCGCCGCTTTATTTACAGAAATTTGTGCTTGGTTTAATTGTCCTTGCATTTCTCGTTGATATTCAGGATGTGTTTCTGCATAATCTTGTCTTAGTTTTAACACCTCAATATCAGTCGCACCATTTCTAACCGCTGCCGCTACACGTTGTTCAATCTCTACTTTTTGATTTTCAAGTATTTGTGCTTTGCGTTTAGCCATAACTTGTAAGCGTGTAGCCACGTTGCGTTGGATCATATCTTTTCGTTTTTGTGCCTCGGCTGGTGTTTCTTCTCTAGCCTTTTCACCACCAAATAATTTTGCTTTAACTTCTTGTATGTACTGGCGAACACTAGGCTCATCACCATTGCCTTGCGGTGCATCCCATGAGTAATGGTTACCATCACTATCAATGGCATCAGGTGCACCATCTCTCCATCTAGCACCATTAACTGGTCCAGCGTACCAAGCAGCAAATGCACCCTCAACACCGTACTCTTTGGCATACTCACCAAGTTTATATGCAGCCACTTTCTTTTGCGCATTAGGGTCTGTCATGTCCGCACCAGCTATACCAGCTTGTTCACTCCATTCAGCCCAGTTGCTAGGTAATATTTGAAATAGTCCATAAGCACCAGTTCTGCCATTAACTGCTCCAGCATCACCGCTACTTTCTTGCCCCATAACCGCATCCATAAGGTCTTGAACGCTTGCGTTTCCACCACCACTAGCACCAGCGACTTTACCAAAACCACTTGTAAATAACTTATCAGTAACTTTAGTTAGTAAGTCAGGGTCATTAGGGTCAAACTCGCTAATAACACCATCAATCTTGCTATCATCTGATGTGGCTAATACCATTGATGCATTGCGTACCTTTTGACGATAACCCATGATTTTTTCTTCATCGATTAAGCCTGACATAGCAACTTGATTAATAATCTTATTTGCACCATCCAAATCATCGTCAGCCATTTTCTTTTCAATCATGTTTGTGGCAATATTTTGTTGTGCTTTCTTAACTTGTAAACGGATAGTATTATCATCATACCCAAGATTAGATAATTGTGCGGCCACACTACCGCTCACTTGTTTCATGGCATCATCAAATGCATCAGGACTAGCATTTACTACCGCATTATTAGATATATTTTGCACATTCATATCTAATGCTTTCATAGCACTATCTTCAAATTGACCACGCACAAACTTATTGATTGTGTTTGTTGTATTAGTAATATCATTGTCTACAACTTTATTAAAGGCATTGACCGCATCTTTGAATTTAAAACCATACTTCTCGAATATAAGTTGCCTTGCTCTTTTCTCTTGAGTTTGATAATCAAGCGGAATTGTTAAAGCATTTTCTCCCTTTCGGTTCATAGCACCATTATCAGGGTTATATAGCCAATCATTCATTATGGCATTGTACTCATTTGTTGCATTTACAACATCGGTCATTTCCTTTTGTTTTTGTATCGTCAACATTGTGTTGCCTAAATCACCAATGGCCTTTGTGAGGTTATCCACGCCTTGTGTGTTGCCACCATAAGCCATTTCATTTGCGTAACTATGAATATTGCCATTGATGGTATTTAAGCGTTGCTCTTGTTCATAATTAACTAATTTCATAACTACCTACCATAAGTCCATACTTTTCTAACAGTTTTTACAGGCCTTTCAGTAGCACTTGTTAAATCGCCACCATATTGAGTAATGTATTTACCGCTGCCGCCATATTGTTGTTTTAAACCATACATACTAGATGCACCACTCAATATAGTACCAACCATCGCTAACCGCCCCTGTGTTTTGGCGTTCGATGCGGATGCTCTTGCTGTGCTTGCCTCGTTGCGGTAGTTTAAACCATTTAGATATTCATTATAGATACTGTTATTCTTGTTAGTTTCCCAGTTGTGAATATCCTTATTATATTCATCATAGCTACTTGCCATTAGTTGTAGTGGTGTACCGCTCATTGACAAACCTGTAGCACCAGCCTCGGCCGTGTTCTGCCCTGCAATCAACCGCATACGAGCATCCATTTTATCTCGCTCTTGTAGTGCTTGGTTCGCTATATCCTGTTGTTTCCTATCCGATATACGAGCGTTAGCCTCGGCTGCTTGTGCCTGTGCATTATACATTGCAGTTTGTGCTTTAGTTTGTTGATGTTGACCCCATAATTGAGTTACCATTTGACCTGCCATCAATGCAATAGGATTACACATTCGCATCCCCCTTTCTCAATATAAATAGTTCTAACCCATTATGTGTGATGTCAGAATGAATCACCGCCCCTAGTGATGTAAGCCATCTCTTGGAGCGGTGATTATCCTTATGTATGAAATTGAATAAACATTCATGAGTGGATAACCACTCTTTTATAATTGCGTTACTTCGTTTTAGAAATTCCTTTTGTAGTTTCAGATTGGTATCTAGTATCTTATTTCCCAAGAAATAAATACAGTACATTCCGTTGATTGGCTTTTTTGAGATACCATATACGGCTATTGGTGTATCATTCTCAATTACAATGTGGTTTTCGTAGTCATCACTGCATATATCACTCACAAAATCATTTTTTCCATAATTCGGAAAATTTTGGTTCGCTATATTGACCTCTAAGGTGTCTATAGGCCGTAAGTTGATATATAAGTCATGAATTAATGAAGTGTGCCTTACAGGGCAAATCTCAAAATCCTGTAACATTTGGAAAACCACCACCTATTTCTATTTCTCTTGTTACGCTCAAAAGGTTAAACGGATAAGGTTTTTCGTGCAAAATACATACAGATGCATCGGTTGAGTACACTCCATCGAATTTTGGCAATATACATACCTTATCGCCGCTATATAATTTGAGTGGCGGTAGAGAGATGTCATCCATATGGTTGAAGTTTCTTCCGACTTTACCACCGAACGAATTTAATAAATTCATTGATAGCCTACTCATCGTTAATTGTCTACCTTGCAATGTACCATCTTGTATTTGCATTTCAACACTTGGAATACGTAATCGTGTAGTGTAATTAATACCAACGGCTACGCTTTGTGCTTTTCCGTCAATGTTAATGATCGCCGTAGGCGGTACTTCCTTAATTCGGCGTTCCCTACCATCTACAACGATTTGCACTTCCTCACCAACTAAATGCGGTGCAGTAATTGTTGATATATCATTGGCACTTTCCATACGTGTATAGCAGTCCATATACACGTTGTCATTATCGCTATTGTACATCGGCTCAAACCGTTCAATTGTCATTATCGTTTCACCATTCAATATGCGTTCAACAATGACATATAAACTATCTTGTTCTCCCTCTGCCACGCTCTCAGCATATTTATATTTGCCTTTTGTGGTGAAGTGCGACCATGCATACACCTTTTGTTCTGGAATGTAGGTTAAACAGTTGATTGTGCCATCATCTGCTACGTAATACACAATACTGTCAGGGTCTTGTGCATAAGCACTTGTGATAAAGTTACGATACTTTGTTAGATGCTTAACGAATAGAGTTAGGTCAGCCCCTGTGTAGTTATCACTTTCATAAGAGTAACCCATATCACGCACTACGCACCCTCTAGCTTGAACGTATACGCATCTATTCCCTATGTATTGTGGCTCACATTCAGATGCACCACGTTGGGTTTGTGTGCGTAGATTGCAGTTTGTAGGTGTGATGGTTTTAGAACCATCTATAATCCATTCGTTACCACTCGTCAAAATCAATAAATCATTAGCAGGTATCAAGTGTCGGATGTCATACATTTTACGATTAATTACAGGTAGTGTGATTGCACTATCATCTGTAATCGTACCGCCTACCTTTTCTACACCAAAATTTGAATAATCACCTGTGCGACTAAACCATATGTAGTTAGGGTATTGAAAGCTAGATGCTAGGATAAACCTGTCTTGATAAAACGTACATACACGAGGATAACCAAGGCCTTTACCCCATTGTCCAAATCTATATTTTGTTGTAGCTTCATTTTCTACAACGCCATTCAATACATTTACTTTAACGTGCTTGCTATCAACAAATTCTTTGATTTCAACCACGCCATAGTTAGAATGTGGCAAGAATGATAGGTCTACATTAACGCTGCCACCTTTCAAATCAGATACAACTTTCAATTTAGCACTAGGACTAACCTTTCCTGTATCCGTTACGTTGTAGTCATTGTTGGATGTATACACCCTGTAATCTTTCCACGTTGTGCCATTGTCATTGCTGATTTGAATTTTAACAGTACCATTCCATGTGCCGTGCGATGTAAATTTCCATGACAAATCCTCATCAGTACTAAATTGTTCTACATCGTAATTGATGTTGTTATAATCCGTATTATGCACTTCATGTCCACGTTCATCACCATATACCCATCTACTACTTTCAATTACTGAACCAGTACTGTTAGTTGTAATTGCTTTCACAAAATGCTCAATCTGCATTACAGAATGAACCATATCAGCATTGAATATATCTTTTGTAGCTGTTAAGGTATCGCCATTCAAGATTACAGTACTTTCTTTGTCTGTATTGACTTCGCCGTATGGTTGCTCTGACAACTTATATGTATCAAATCGCCAGTCTGTATCGCTATATCGAGATAGCGTTTTAACAGGGTATTTACCACTACAAATGAACATTACATCGCCACTTTGGATGCAGTTCAATTTATCGACTACATCACTTTCAAATGGTGTTTCTAGTTCGATACCTGTATAGATACCATTTCGCCACACACGAATATATCGCTCGCCGATTTCAAGTAGAAACGATTTATTCTTTTCGGCTGTAAATTCAAATAGCCGTGTTGACTTATCATTGTTTTTTACTTGCCCTATATATTCTGAACCTTGCCTACGAGCCACCGCACCATATGGACGAATGACTGCATTTTCTGCTAACAGTAACGCACTTTTGAATTGGTCGAGATCATACCGCCTAGATACATCAGGCGAAATCTCACCAGTTGTAAATGCAAGTTGTGAAATGTACATCGGTTTCATGATTACCAACTCCTTGCTTTTACATAGTTAGACACATAAGGCATATCTTGCCTACGTTCCTTAGCACTTAATGATTTAGCCTCTTGTGTGGCTGCTTGATACAACTTATAGCATTGGTCAAATAAACCGCTATTACCAGTTAACGGCATGGCTAATTCTGCACCCATTTTTGATTTTAAAGCCTGTACAAATACAGGACTAAATATATCTATATCTTTCACATCGTACACATAGTCAATGTACGCAAGCGGTACATCGCTCACTATGTACTTTGTGTTATCGTCAAAAGTAAATACATCATATTCCTTTTGGCTTTCCACTCTAAATCGTTCCCCTTTAGGAATGACCCCTAAAATACGTAAGCACTTTTCAGGATATGCATATACAAATTGATAGCCATCCAATTTATGCATTGATTGGATGCACTTCTCACGCTTTCGTGCGAAATTCCACTCAAACTGTGATAATAGCATCTTTCGTGTAGCATCGTAGTGCAGCCTGCATTGTCTAGCTGTTTCGTTTTCTTCATCAAGGCTATATATCCTACCACCATTGATAAGACTAAGAGCCATATTACAAATATCAGTAGGTGTCATATTACCCCCCTTTGTATTAAAAAAGAGGGATGCATACGCACCCCTCTTTCTGTTATTCTGCAGTTTCTTCCGATTTCTTGCCTTTAGATTTAGTCTTTGGCTTATCTTCGCCATCTGCAGTTTCTTCGGTTTCTTCTGCTCCTACAGTATCAAACAAAGTATCAAAATAATCTTTGTCATATTCTGCAACTTCTTCTTTTGTGAAAGTTACTGTTTCACCCTCATTAAGCAAGCCTAATGTATTGTGATACAGTTTTTTCTTAACGATATATTCCATGTGTACCCCCTATACTAAATGTACATCAGGTGTTAAGAATGCGGTGATTGTACCTGCAGTCATGTTATTGGCATTGAGTTTTAAGTATTTCTTAGCACCACTAGATAAGCGTACCGCAACTTTTGTACCAGCTTTAGCGTTAGACGCTAGCGTAATACCATGTAACAATACTGCATTTGCGATGTTTTCAGTATCAGAAGTATACAAGTTAAACAACGGAGTACCAGTTACATCTTTGTCGATGCGAATTACAAGCCACAAGGATTCCTCAGCATCGCCGCCATTACCGTTCATAACAACATTGGAGCTGACATTAGCTGTTACGGCTTGTTTGTAGAAAAATGTATTTTGTTTATCGATATACATGTAGTTACCCCCTATTATTGTACATGTGCTTCAGTAGACAATAACGCATCAGTTTTGCGTACTGGAATACCATTAGCACGAACTACTGTATGACCCATTTCTTGGTCTTCAGAAATAGTGTATTTGTGTGCTTCGTTCTTTTGCATACGTAAGAATGTACGTACAGTTGGATTCATGTACCATACCGCACGGCCCATACCCATATTAGGGATAAGTTCTTCTGCTTTAATCATTAAATTAATTAAATCAGCACCAGTTTTAGCATCTTTAGTTAATCCCTCAACATCAATGTTAGCGATACGTACAACATATCTCCAATCACGTACAGTTAAGCCTGTATCAAGTTTGTAATGTGTACGATAGCCTTGGTAGCGGCCACCTTCTGGGTCTGTTAAGGTTTGTTCGCCTAAATCTTTGTGCGTAATACCGCCTGTAGAACCTTTAGGATAGATTCCATGTACAGTATTTTTACCCCACACTACGAGATAGATGGATGTAAGATTTGCATTACCACCAGCATCGATAATGTTCTTACCGCTTTCTGCGGATCTATCATTATAACGTGCTGCCAAGCCTACAAATTTTTCTGGGGAATTTTCATCACCATAGAATAATGTAGAGGCCCATTCTTGGTTCATTGCTTCAAGGAAAGCATAATCTTCGGAAAGGCGGAATGCAGCGGAGTTGCCGTTTAAATCTGCTAAGGATTTATCAATTTCAGCGTATGCTTCCAACATACCGCAAGTATCAGTTACTTGTTTGGTTTTGGATTTGCTAGGTTTAACACCATAGTTAAGCATGCGCCATGTAGCTTCAGGTAATCCTGTACGTACAGTTGTTTTATGACCTGTAGGTAAATTGCCTTCAACCATAGTCATATCTTGTACGATTTCATTTGTTCGGTTCATCATTTCGATGATTTGTGCAATTGCATTATTAGGATCTAATCTAGATTGCACATCTAATAATGTAGGGTTCATAGTTCCAATTGTTGCCATTTAATACTCCTCTTATTAATTACTTCATAGATGGATAAAGCATTTTTGCACGTTCCTCTTCGGAAATGTATGTGCTACCGCCTTGTCCGTTTCCTGCGTTGTTATCTTCGCCAGCCATATTAGCAATATGTGCGAATAATTGAATTACTTCTAACCGATTGCCTAAGCCGTTTTCTGCCAAGATTTCACGAATATTAGGAATTGTCTTTTCTACTGCCTCTACGCCTGCGGCCGCTTGGCTTACAGTTTCATCAAATTTAACCCCTAATGTTTCTTTTGCGGTTTCTGCATAGCCTTTGTACTGTTCATCTAATGCTTGTTGCTTTTGTGTTTCATAAGCACTCACTAGATCAGCAGCGTACTTACTACCGAATTTAGCCAATTCTACTGCTTGCTCTTGCGTAGCACCTACACCATTAAGCAATTTGGAAAACTCATCTGCGATGGTTTGGTCGACTTCGCCACCCTCAAATGCTTGTGTGAAATCATATACAGTAGGCTCTGCAGGTTCTGTGTTTTGGTCGGTGTTATTATCACCGCCACTACCGCCTAAAATCGTGTTTTGGTTGCCTTGTGTGTTCGGTTCTTGTGGTGTACCACTTTCCGCACTCGTTGTGTTATCATTCGTGCCTTGTTCTAATTCTTCTGCCATGTGGTTTATTCACCTTTCTTTTCTAAATCGTTAAATAGTTTTTGCTGTTGGATATATTCAAGTTGTGCTTGGTGATACTTCTTTACACCCTCAACACCATCCCCAATATGTCCAAGCATATTCATGTAAGTTAAACCAACCTTGCGTCTTCCCTCGTTGAAAAACGTTTCTGAATTACCTGTGAACGATTGCTTTAATATGTTGGTATGGTCTAAAAGCCTACAAAAAAACCACCTACCAAGTTCAGTACTTAGTACGTGGTTAAGAGCCTCAATATCGCGCTCTCGTATTCGTTCTTGTTTAGTTTTCATCTACACACCTACGCCCATTCCCATTAATTGTTGCATTACAGGGTTTCCATCATTCGCTGCATCGGTTGCTTGTTTCGCCGCACTTGCCATTTGTGGTGCTAATTGTGCTGCTTGCATCATTTGTGCTTGTTCCTCTTGTTCTTCTTGTGCCTGTTGTTGTTCTTGCATCTTAGCCATGTATTCTTTATTCGATACAATAACTTTTGCAGGTACACCGAGATTTACACCATAATAATCCGCTGCTTCCTCAAAATTGAATTTTTGTAGGATATTAGGATTGCCCTGTGCCAATGACATCAGAAATGCAAAATACTGTTCAATAGATGTTAAAGACGATACCTTTTGTGCTTGTGCCAATGGTGAAATGTATTCAATCTTCACATCTTGTCCGTTTAATTGTTCCGCCAGCTTATCGCTAATCGGTGGAAATACACTTGCACGATCTAATATCGCATAGGTTCGTTCAATAATCGGATTAAGAAATTCAGATTGCAATCGTTCAACTACAGGGCCTAATTGTTGCAGCTTTTCCTGTGTACGTTCCATGACTTCCCTTGCGGTCATCTGTGTAGTACCAAGATTATCAAGCATCAAAAATAAATCCGCACTATAAGCACGCTTTATGCTTTCAGATACGAATTGTATTTTAGCTTGCACATTCGCCACATCAATTCCTACATTGAATACAGGTTCAACCTTACCACCTGTATCAATTTCCGTAATGCCACCAGGAAATAGATTTACATTACCAATCACATCGGAAGTTGCACTCATCGGCGGTTTAATACCAAGTTCAATAGCGGTTACTAAGTCCATTTCGAGTAGTTGCAACATTCGTGCATCTGCTTGTGCGAACCATGCACACCCTTTGCCATAACCGCTCAAATCATGAGTGGTATGTCTTGCAATAGGAATAGGCCATTCATTAAAACCACTATGTTTTAATACTTCATCTTCTCGGCTGCCATCAATCCAATAGATGGACGAGTAAGGCATATTTTTATTACCGATTGTGTCTTTGCGGTCTTTGTTTGGTAACACAAACCAACACACAATAAATGTTTTTGCATTGCCTTTACCATCATCATATGCATTTCTAACATTGACAGGGCAAGCGTTGTATCCAAACTCCTCGACTATCTGATCAGCAGTCATTCGATACTTTCTACCAAACGTGTTTACATCGCTATTACTTCCGCACTCCAATGCATAAGTACCGATTGGATAGGATGTGAATCTTACACCTGCTTTACTATCTGGCATTACGCTCATTGGTGATTGTCCGAATGGCAATTCCATGTAGACCTGATGTACCGTGTTGTAAAAATTAGATTTAGCAAATACTGCATATAGTATTTCTTCACGCTCATCTAATACTTCCGCTACTTCACTATTTGCTGCTACATCTGCATTTTCCATAGTCAATTTAAACCATTTTCTGCTAGGAGGTGTCATGCCACTCATTACACCACTAGCGAATATCTGGCAACTCTCCCAAGCTACACCATTATTAATCTTATCGGTGTAGATTTTGGATTGGTCTTGTTCATCATCAAACACACCAAGAAATGGTAGTTGATAGTCTCGAATATCTTTCCACCTTGCAATGTACTTTTGACGGTTGTCGAACATCTGATTAAATTTAGTTTTAATTCGCCCATAGTTTTTAGGCTTAATTAACTTGTTTTCAGTCGGTTGCCTTGCTAGATTTGATAAGATAGTACCACTCATATCAGCCACCTAATGTAGATTTGCCTGTGCCTTGATTTAATGCACTAGCCAAGATAGTACTATCAAATCCAGCTTTTTTACGTTTTTTATTGGTGAACCATTGTTCATCTTTTTTCGTCAAATCATCAGTTTGTACTACTGGTGCTGGTGCTGGCTGTTTAACATCAGGCATTTTGTTTTTCATGCACATTCGCATACCCCCTTTACTTAAACGGATTGTATTCCGTATTCGCCACCCTCTTTTGATTGCCATTTATTTTTTTAGTGACCCTAAATGCAAAGGTCAAGGCTAATGCATCGCCTTTATTCGGTGATGGCAAGCCACGTTCTTTCATATCCTTTTTGCTTTCCAGTTGGATGCGGCCGTTTTTATCGATGATAGCCTCTGGACTGGTTAGATCATCATATAACCCCTGGTCATTAGGAATTGAACCGCCCTCTTTTAGCCATTCTTTCATCTCACCCCACATGTAGGCTCTCATGTTGAGATACATATCATTAGGTGCTTTACCGCCAAAGGCAACTAACCGCCATTTACGCCCCATTGACTTACCGATACTGTAAATACCTGTTCCGTACCCTTGGTCAATGAATACCGCATCAGCTTTGTATTCATCCTCAAATTGTGCAATAAGGTTAGCCATACGCATATCATCGTCATTCTTTTCAATCGTTGCTAAACACTTCATGTGATAGCCATTACGCATAACGATTTCTAATGTATCACCACCAGTCCATGCAGGGTCTACGCCAATAATCGTTGGTAGGTTATTGAATTGTCCTACTTTGTATACTCGTCTCTGTGCTTCATCTACAATTGATGCGGATATAAATTGTGTGTCCGATGCACTAGGGAATATCCCTCGTACACGCACTTTTACAAAGTCGCTATCCTCACCATGAATATCAACCCATTCTTGCAATTTGGCTTTGTTTGAAATCTTAACAGTACGGCTATCTATTTGATATGTAGTCCAGTATGCTCGATGCTTTCTAAAACATTCTCTAAACCTACCGCTATTACGTGTAGGGTTACCGAACACGCACCATATAATCTCTGTTTCCTTATCGGTTAAAGCCCCCTCTGTTACTTCCCATATCTTATCGGATATTGCGGATGCTTCATCGAATATGATTAGTATTCTATTGCCTTGATTGTGCAAGCCTGCAAATGCTTCTGGATTACTTTCGCTCCACGGAATAGCATCTATCCGCCATGTTTTCTCGTACTGTTTGTCAGCACTAAATAAAGCCGTAGCGGTATAGGTGAATAACTCTTTACCTATAAACAGGTTGTACCATTTGTTGAGTTCCGCCCAAGTCTTAGACTTTAACTGTGTATCAGTATTAGCGGTTACAACTCCCCTCGTATTCTCATGTGTAGCAATAGCAAATAAAATTAAAATAGATGAAAACGCTGACTTTCCAATACCATGACCAGATGCTACTGCGATTTGAATTGCTTTAGCTAATGACTTTCCCTTGCGTAATTCTTCACCTATTTTCTTGAAAGCATTAACTTGCCATTCGTCAGGGCCATCAAAATTTTCAAGTGGCGTTCCTTTTTCTCCCCAAGGAAAAGAGAAATATGCAAAGCCTAATGGATCATGCGTGAACGAACCCAACGCATCAATCAGTTGTGCCTTGTTGTACTTCATCAGATTTCACCCTTGCTTGTTTCATGCGGTCAGATATATCAATCTCTATTTCTGCATCAAGTTTTACCTTGTCAGTAAATAGCATGTGCCGTTTACCTAACAGTTCAGCTGCTTTCGTTTTATCGGCAACAGATACATCTAAACCAAATGCATCTTTTTCTTCTCCACGAACGACCCTAGTCAAGTATTCCAGTACTTCATCAGCCGTTGCGATTGTGTTTTTACTACGCTCATTCATGACTGCATCTATATATTGACGGACGTTAACTTTTGTCAATAACTGACTACCTTTAGTTCTTGCCGTCTTTTCTGAATATCCAGCAGTAATTGCACTTTGTGTTCCGTTGGTGGTCTTAACGTATTCATCAGCGAATATGCGTTCTTTCTTAGTTAGTTTTTTTGCTAATTCATTTATACTCGCCAATGCTACTCACCACCTTTATATGTCTTAACTAAAAAAAGTAACACCTCATGTTGTTTGGTGCTACTGTACTCACTTTCTTTCTTATAGAGTTGTCCTTGCTTGAACGTTTTCCCTTTCTTATACTTACGAGGGAATGTCAGTTTGTACTCTTCCTCTGTATACATCCGATTGACGATATATACCTTGCAAGGCTTATCGTATTTACTCCATGATTGCCTTACATCTACTACATATCGCCTACCGTTCATCTGTAATGCTTTGAGTAGTTTCTTTATTGTTGGTTGGTAGTTCACACCCAGCACCACACAATCGCCGCTAGGATTAATACACCGCTTACAATAGCTATGTAATCAATTACACCCAAGATGGTATCCTCACGGTGTTCAAACGCATATTTCGCTTTTGCCTGTAGATCTTTATTATCTAAATCTTGTGCAGCTTTTTTGAATAAAGCTCTATCTTTAATGAATTGTTTAATCGCTTTAATCATTTTAATACTTCACCACCTTTCCGCTTTAGCTTTCCATTAGATCGTACACACAAACCGCATGTGCTTTTTCTTGCGTTCCCCTGTGTAATATATGTTTGGCATAATCCATCATACTCAATGACATTAGCCGTACATTTCCCTTTCTTGTTGTTTAAGCATTTGCTTTTACAACACATAATATCAGTCATCATTTCTCCCCTTTTGATAACTTTATACAAAAAATGAGATATATCCGTGGCGATATATCTCATTATGTGATAGTTTTATTCATTTATAGTGTAATGATTATTCAAAAATAATTGCACTCTCTAAACCGATACCGCTAGATATATTTCAGTTGTTTGGAGGCTCATGAAATCACGTATCTTTTATTGCATCATTGGAAAGGATGCGGTATCAGTTTACAAAATGCAATATATGAGGTGCGGAGAACAGAAAGAATATAGATTATGTATGACTGAAAAACAATTCGTGTATTTCTAAATCTTAATAAAATATAAAACCGCACCTCATTATTGTGCCTGCAACAGCACGATTGCTCATCGGCAACCTTTACACCTTATATTCTACTATATATTGACAAAGACTTATACGGACATTTACGGACATTTACGGACATTTGCAGACAACTTTTTTCCACATTCTATCAACGCTCTTTCTTTATACCTCTTTGCCTGTTTCGCCGAGTAGCATCCAATCATTTTATAAGCATCTTCGGTAGTATTGTTCAACACATATTCGTACCTCAAAATGATTGCCCCTAATTTTTCATCTAAGCTATCAATCAATCTGATCGCATCGCATTTTAATTCAGACAACTCATCAATACGATTATCACGCTCTTTCACTATATCCAAAAATCTAGCTACACTCCCCTCTAACCCTTGCGGAGTGCCACCGCCTGATACTCTGTCCTTACTGTAATCAATCGCACCTATCGATATAATATTACTTCTTAACCGATTAATTTCTTCGTTGATTGACGCTATTTGTACATCTACCAACTTTACTGGTTGTAAATATTCTATAGCATCATTGATCAGTTTTCTCTCATCCCATGTAATTTCACTCAAGTATTAATCACCTCAATCCTTAAATGCACCATTAATGGCTAGCATATAAACCAACACACTCCACGCTACAAATATAATTGCATTTGCATAACCATTATTTGTATTATCAATTGCAACCCACAAGCAAAAGAACATAAACCATGTCATATATTTATACCTCTGCTAGTTTTGCATTCGCCCAACTATCCATCCTACCACCAGAACTCCACGATGTAGCACCATCATAGTAAGTTCGCACTTTTCCGTTTTTGTATTCCGCAAAGTATCTTCTTACCCACACACACCCATCATTCCTAACTAATATTGGTGTGTCAATCTTTACTTTGCTCCAGTCAACAACACCTAAATATTTGCCAACATCAATTAGTTGGTCTTTCTCTTCAAAGCATGTAGATTTCACTGGAACACGTGGCGAAAACGGACATAGATAATCTCTTTCGCTGACAAAGAAAAATAGTGTATCATCTTCGATTTCTGCTTTTCTGTACCCTAGATCATACATGCGTCTAAATAGTTCATCTGTAAATTGTTTATCGTTCATGCTCCCACTCCCCTTTATCTTCATTCCATTTGTACCATTTTATATTTCCAAACTCTAACACGCTTGTTTGATGCACCTCACCGATACAAAATTCATTATCGCCACTTTCACAAGCCAGTTGCTTTAGAAATTCAAATGCACTTTCCCATGTATCATGTGGTGCTATGTAATAATCAGAATGTTCTGTATATCCGCTATAGCCTAACATATCAACCTCTTATGATAAGGCGGATATTTCACCGCCTATATCTCTTTCTTATTTCCCAGTACTACCATAACCGCCATCGCCACGTTCTGTTTCGCTTAGTTTATCTACTTCTACTACATCAACCCTTGCTATTGGTACGATGATTAATTGTGCGATGCGATCACCTCTAAATATTGTGTAATCGCTACAAGATATGTTTTCATATACAATGCTGATTTCACCTCGATAATCTGCATCGATAACCCCTACGCTATTTGCACATCGTAATGGTGTTTTACTCATGCTGCTACGAGGTACTAATAACCCCATATGACCTTTTGGAATTTCTACTGCTATTCCTAGCGGTATTTTCTTTTGACTATCCGCTGGTACTTTAATATGAAATGGGCAATATAAATCTAATCCAGCTGCATCTTTACTACCTCGTGTAGGCAACTCAACATATTCATTTAATCTCTTTACTAACATTTATCCAATCACCCCATATTTTCATTCTTGTAACCTGGTTACTCGTAATATTCAATTCAGCCATGATTTGTCTATTACTCATACCTCGCTTGCAACGCTCAATGACTTCATCGATTAGTTTAAATTCATCTTGGATGCTTATTCTTTTACGATTACCAGCACCATTACCGCCTACAATTTCAAGGGCATCAGTCACATCAAGGTTGCCCCATACTACTGATGCTAGTGCTAACCAATTTTTACAATTATACGGAACACCATATACCGATGTATTAACTGCCATGTTCCTCACTCCATTCACTTTCCTTATATATTTTGAAGAAATCATCAGCACTCATGATTACAAGCCACTTTTGATTGCTTTTCTTCCATGCAACTATAGGTATATCTCCATTGTCTGCTTGTATTGCATCGTGTTCTGCTTGTTCATAGGCTTTCCTTACATTGAGGTTTTCTACAAACTTCACCTCTTGGTGGATATTTGGTAAACCTACGCAGTCCGATGCATCGCCTGTATTACCGCAATATTGGACTGTTCGCCTTACCTTATCAAACCCATTGGAACGGCATACATCTCGCCATAGGCGTTCACCTCTTGCTCCTTTCTGCTTACTATTTACTTTCTTTTTCTTCTTGTCTATTGGCAATCTTCATCACCGCCTTATTCTGCAAATTCCATCAAATTTGTTTGTACTTTTACATCACCCAGCATTACATTTTTTGCTTTTGCATACATTCTTCTATCAATCTCAAAGCCGTATGCACTCCTTCCGAGTTCCATCGCCGCCCTTAACGTACTACCGCTACCAGCTACAGGGTCGATGATTACATCGCCCTCATCCGTAAATATTTCTATTAAGCGTTTCAGTACGTTAACAGGCTTTTGCGTTGGGTGGATGTTAGGAATGATATTCTTGTTATCACGTTTCCATTCAAAGTGATCAAATATCATTTTTTTGTTATTGTTAAACTTTGGAAGTTTTTCACGATACAGAATTAATGCATATTCAGTAGCACCAACTATCCGCATGTTAGCTTTTAATACTTGTGCGGAATAGTTTTTATTAAACGTGATAGGAATATAATTCTTAAACCCATGTTTATTAGCGTATTCAATTACCATTGGCATTTGTTGGAACGAACAGAATACAATCATACATGGTGCTTTCCCTCGTTCCTTAGGCTCTTTCTTTAATAACCTATTGCAAAAGTGAAAATATTCTGCAATGTTGAAATTGTAGTCGGAGTTGAAAAAAGCCTTACCAGCTTTTTTGCTTTCTCCGTTCTTATTATCCCCCCTACGTACCACATAGGATTACTTGCATAGGCATTGTTACCTAAATTGTATGGAATATCAGCAATTACCAATTGTGCCTTTGGTATTCCATACCTCTTAAAATTTTGAAAATTGTCATTAAATAATTCTACTTTCATCTACTCACCACTCTATATATTGTTCACATCGTTTTATTTATTTTCTTTCAATCTGAAACTTTCAGTAATAGGCACACCAGCCTCTGTTGGAATGTAAATAATTTGGTCTTTACTATCTTTCAAAGTATCAACCCATAACCAATGAATGTATGCCTCATTACCTTTCAATGATTGACCGATAATTTGATTTGCTTTTGCAGTACCCTCTGCACGTTTTACTTCCGCTTGTGCTAGGCTTTCAGCACTATCTAATTTTGCCTTAGCCTCTAATACTGCAACTTGTCTATTTTGTTCCGCTCTAGCAAGTTCGGCCTCACCAGCTTTTTGTTGTTGCCACACCATATACATCGGCACACCAAATGCAAAACTCCACACAACCGCACCAATCATAACTACTACCAATAAAGCTGATACAATCTTATTCATGTTTATTCCTCCTTTTATTTCCGTTATTTTATTCAAGCAAAAAATCACCACTAGCATAATAATCTTTATACTTAAAAAGTTGTTTTTCACAATTAGCACAAATACACCATTCATCATGGTTATAGTCTAACCCCGAATACATTTCTGAATTATCACACTCTTCACCAACTAGACTTACAAAATAAGAAACATTTCCTTTAACCTCTGAATTAATAATAAACTCTGTGCATCCACATTTAGGACATTCACCTATTTGTTTAATAATTTGGTATTCATTCATATGTTAATACTCACTCCTTGAAAAATACCAACCATATTGTTTTTCCCCTACGTTGGCCAATTAGCGGTTCGCATGGTAACAAAGGTTTAACCATTGGTAACGTTATTTGTTCTTCATTCCATTTAAATATCATCGTTCCATTCGGCTTTAATACTCTCCAACACTCTGACAAGCCTTGTTCAATATCCTCTTGCCATGTTTTTTCTAACTTCCCATATTTCAATGCTAGGAACGATTTATCACCAACATTTAATAAGTGTGGTGGATCAAAAATAACAAGATGAAATGTTTCATCTTCAAAAGGCATCTTGCGAAAATCTGCGATTACATCAGGTTTCACAATTAATTTCCTACCATCACATAGTGTTGTGTCTAATGTGCGGTTATCCATATAAACAGTTTCTTTATGTTCTCTATCGAACCAAAACATTTTAGAACCACAACATGCATCTAGTATTTTCATTACTACCTCTACTCCCCCCTTACATGGTGCATTCAATATTAATCGCCCCTTACTATCCCCCATATATTCGTTTCTCCACTCATTGAGTGTGCATCATATTCCAATAACCACTTCAAACAATGCCTACCATGATTTAACCCATCCGCTTTAGGTCTTGCACCAGGACTTGCATATGATACACACTCAACCCATTCGCAATGTGCCTCATGCATATACCACATATACATTAGACAATAGGCTTTTATATATTGTTGTTTTCGTTTCTTTTGTACTAATTGCATTTACTCACTCCTTGCAATCTTCACATTCGATAACACAATTAGTCGGAGATAACACAACAAATGTTCCGAATGTATCTGTAAAGCTAATCAGTTTTGTATCTCCCGAATCTACACTTCTCACATATCTTTTAAAGTCATCCTTGTTTTCAAATGTTTTTGTGTCGTAAATTTTAGTTCCACAATGCATCACTACCAATAACCTAACCATATTTTCACCTCTTAAAATGGAATATTTTCATTTTGCGGTTGTTCAAAACTGTCAAAATTACTAGTAGTATCAAAATCGTTATCAAGCTTTCTTCCTACAAAATCGGCTACCACTTCCGTAACATAGCGTTTCTGCCCATCTTGCGTATCGTATGACCGTGTTTGAATACGGCCATTTACGAGCAGCCTTTCCCCTTTCTTGCAATTGCCAACTGCTTCTCCATTCTTGCCCCATGCTACGCAATTAATGAAAGCAGTTTGTTCTTTCGTTTCATTCGTTGTAGAGTCAATATAAGTATTCGTAGCAGCTACTGTAAAAGTTGCCACGGCTTTCCCACTTTGTGTAAATCTCAATTCAGCATCACGTGCTAAATTTCCTAATAGTTGTACTTGGTTCATATATTTAACTCCTATTTTCTAATTCTACGTACCGCACCGCCTTGTTATGGTGTGTCTACTATTTGTTGCTTATGATTTATCGTTCAAAATATTAACTCGCCTTACAGAGCTTTTAAATTAATTTCAGTAACTAATATGATTTAGTCTTGTTTCGACTTCATCAACATATACATCGTAGCTAGGGTGAATGTGGCAATCGACTGTTGCCTCGTTCCTCATAATCTCAAGCAAATTTTCAACCTTAGTTAGTGCTTGTGCCTCATTATTCGCCAGCATTTGAAAGCTAACATCGAAATTTACATTCACGCTTACATCAAACTCTTTCACCATTTCTTTCATTTATCCACCTATTGCACCCTTTATGAGTGCTTTCGCTTTGTCTGATATCTTGCTTTCCTCTAACATTTTCATGACATCTACAGGTTCTTTTGCCACCTCGACCAAGTTGCCTGTGCTTGTCATTTCAATTTGCTTTTGACCAACACTCATCAAAGCCTTATCATGTTGTGCCTTTTCTCGTGCTTTCAACAACAAATGATTATCCTTGATTGAATTTGCCATACGTTGGCGGTGTTTCTCGCGGTCCACCAGTTGCTCATAGCAACGGATGAATTGCGATCTACAACTTGCCTCGTTATATTCATGACCCATTCTAGGGTCAAAGGATGACCATATCGCCCTTGCAGCCGTTAAGGTTATTCCATCTAAATGCTCCTTTCCATTGTCATAACCATAAGTGCCTGCTACTTTGATTACTTTCTCCCATGCAGTTTGTGCGGTTTCCACTTCATCATGCATATTCACATATGCACTTAATGCTGTACATTCTTCACGTATCTCTGCAATCGTAGGTAGAAATTTACATTTATTAATCAAGTTAGCTATGGCCTGTTCTAAAGTAACAGTGTTAACATCACTAAGCATATTGACATATAACAGCATACGTTGTTCTGACATATCAGTAGACCACGCTATCTGTAACATCGATAGTGCTTTCAAAGTCTGTTGTTGGTTGTTCAGTTTCTACACCCCCTAACTTATTCATCAAGTTATTAACTACGTTTATTGCATCTTCCTTGCTATTCTTTTTATAATTATGTTTTCTGTATTCGCTACGCTCCCAAGTCCTAACCGCTGCTTTCCAATCTTTCATTGAGTTTTTACCAACTCTCCATCCGTTACTTTCGTAATAGTCAAAGAATTGTTCAGCGTTTACATTGTTGTTACGTTCGATACAGTATTGTTCAATGTCAGAAATAGTCGGTTTTTCAAAACGCTTGCGTTTTGTTGTAGTGCTTTTTGCACTACTATGTATCTCTTTCTCTATCTCTGTATCTTTCTCTAACTCTATCTCTATCTCTGGTGTAGATTTCTTACAGATTTCTTCAAGATTTCTTGATTGAGTTAGTTTATTTTGTTTGCGTTCCTCAGATATTCTTCTGTCATAAAGCCTTTGTCTATCAGCTTCGGTACTACCTTTACCTATGAAATTTTGAATGTCCAACATATAGATAGCACCATTTTCTAATACCTCTATAAGTCCAAGTTCTTTAAACATAGATAACGCTTGTTTAATAGTGCCTACTTGATGACCTGTTACACTTGCTAGCATTTCAGCGTTGTAAGGAATGCGTTCATTTACTACCAACTTTCCGTCATTCTTTAGGCTTCGTAGGTAGAGTTTTAAAAGAATATTACTGTACAAGTAGCCGTCTTTCATGCTTTCTAATATCTTCAACTCATCACTGTCAAAGAAATTATCTTTCAGCCGTAGATAGTAATACTTTTTGTTATCGCTCATAGGCTAGTCCTTGTTTAGCGTTTCGATAAACTCATCTTCACTTAATGGCTTACCCAGTAATGCAATTCGTGCTAACACACTAGCAATTTCATCCGCTTCATTTTCTTCTGCATCTAATACGCTATTAACCATTGCATAAACTGCGTCTAGTTCTGAGATTATCCGATTATTAAACGTATTACTATTTTGGTCTTTTTTGTAATATTCAATGCGATTTTCTACGTATGCTCTAATCATTATTAACTCGTTCATATTTATCTGTCCTTTCTTCAATGATCGCTTCTAGCTTACTTTTTGTTTCTTTGGCAAATACTCCATGTGCTAAATTGTTATGGCAATATCTGCACAAGCATGCTAGATTGGTTAATTCGCTTGTTCCACCTCTACCCCTAGGCAATATGTGATGCACTTCCGTTGCAGGTGCGCCACATATTACGCAACATGGATAGCCATCTATACTATCTCGTTCGATAGCTTTCGGTCTTGTGATTTTGTAGAGTTTATCATCAAGTCTTTTTTTCTTGTTCATTCCCCCACTCCTTAACTAGCGATTGTATGTAATCGCTATCATCAAGTTGTATTCCTAGTTGATGGCATTCATCCACTAAGCAATCTATCAATCGTTGCATTTCTGATACTGTATACACGCTGCTTCCGTGGTAGCACATAACATTGTGATAACCTTGTAGGCTTTTACATTCACCTGCATCTTCGGCTATCCACCCTATTCCGTGTGCTTGCCATATTTGAATGTATCGTTCTATGGCATCCTCACGTACTGGAACGTAACTAAAATGGCTACAATCTTTAATTGCTTTGCGGTACACATCCTCTTTAGATGTATACGAATGAGCGCTCATGACTTCCGCTATCTTTTGACATAGAACCCAGCAATATGCATTAGCGTTCATGCTACGTGATTTTGACTTCTTTTTAATCTCTATCACGTATTCCTTTTCTTTATCTAGTTTTGCTAGGTCATTGTCATTCGGTGCTGGTATTACTACCATCACACCGAGTGGCGAACGCAACAGTTCAATGTTATTTGTTGTCCACTTCATAACCTTTTACCCAGTCATAAAGCATAGACATTTGGTCTCTCGAAATGTTATCGATAACACACATTCCAAACATTTTAGTTGCTTGTTGTGCTACTTGTTCTGCACTCACCCCATGTTCACTTGCCATCTTCAAAACAATTCCATATGCATTGTGTGGATCAAATTCTTTTTCTTTCCGTTCTTTTTCTGCTGCTGCATTTATTTTTGTATCTTGCAATCCTCTATATACATCAGCACCTACACCAATCATTTTTGCTGCAGTACCTAGTGCATCAGTAACGGCCATCTTAAATGCTTCATCGTTGCCGTGAAAACCATTCTTATCTTTGTAGATTAGGAAATCGCCACCATATCCAGGAATTGGTTCACTCCATTCATCACCATCTTTGATGTATAGATTTACCAATACATACAACATAGTTTCTTTGGTTTCTTCGACTGGTACTTGTTGAGTACTAACAACTTCAAATTTCCAACCAATTCCACACATACCATATGTTTCGGTTAAGATTTCCCATCGCCATTGAGGGGAAATGTCATATTTTCCTTTAAGTTTCCCAAAGTCAATTACTTTCAACGCTGATTGCGGTACAGTTTTAACCGCTATATATCTACTATCCATCTATACCTCTTTATATTTGTAACCACGCATTTCCAAGAAATCAGTTAAATCTTTTGCATCTTCTTCTGTTAAGTCATATACAGTTACTGTTAAACTTGTTTTTGCTTCTGATGTTTCTACTATTTCAACTGTTTCATTTGTGATACTTGCTCGTGCAGCCTCTTCCATTTCATTGCGTTTAGCAAATTTTGCATTGATAAATGCCCTAGCTTGATCTAGTGGCATATCTTTTACTACAGGCCAGCACTCATTAAAAGTAATCGGTGTGGCTAATTCGTATTGCTGGTTGCAAGTATCAACCACAAACTCAATCATTCCTTCTTTCTCTGCTAGAATTTGTTTGTAATCGTCATCCGATTGTTGTCGCTTTGCAATTTCAATCATCATTCCCTCAATAGAGGTTTCAATGTCTTTCATCTTTGCAGTTTTATTTAACCAGCGTTTATCACGTTGTAGTTGTTCCGCATATTCTGCACGAACGTTATACTTTTCAACCATCTTTTCAATAAACTTGTTGATGGTTTCTGTTTTTGCTTGTACTTCTTTTTCGTCAAAGTATTTAATTTGTTCCGCCAATGGTTTTTCTGCATCGTAAACAACTTTCAATACTTCATTTACCTCTTCCTCAAACAGTTCAATCGGTCTTTTAAGTTCTCGTTTTTTCTCTTTACAGAATTTATCAAGTGTTGTCCGATACTTAACGATTTCATTTTTAGCACTTACCATTTCCTTATAGTTTTCTTCCGTCACTACAAGCCCTTTATACTTTTCTAGTTGTGCTTCAAAATATGTTTTAATTTCGTCTTTGTTCCATTTGAAAACTTGTTCGTTTTTACTAACAATCGGTGTTAAATTAATTTCCATTTATTTCTCCTTGTGTTAAAATACAAGTAGAGTAATAACAAAATCACTCTACACGCACGCTTATGGCTTTGGTCGGTCTAGCGTGCTTTTTTTATTTCTCTCATCCAGAAATTTGAAAGGATGAGTAGGGTTAACCCCAATGATATTTGTAAAAATGCTGTGTAAAAATCAATTCTATCGATTTCTACAGAACCTACTGTTCCTATTATCATTAGGAACGCTATTGTTCTTACCATCCAAATCAATTTCATAATTCATTACCTACAATCACTAGCATTTGGCTGGTGATTTTTTTAATTTCACTTTTCAAACGATTGTTTTCTTTTTCCAATCGTTCTACTTCGTTTTTTAACTTTCTGTAACCAATAGCCGAGTATTCACTTTCAATCCCTGCTAGTGCTTCAACCTCTTTTTTACTAAACCTTACACCGCTTACATTCGGTAGTTGTTTTAGCTTGCCTTTATTTCTTAGGTCATATACTGCAGTTAGTGAAATTTGAAATAGTTCCGCTACTTGGTTAGCCGTGTATACTAGGCTCTCCATCGCTTTTCATTCCTTGCGTGTAAATCAGCAGTTCTAGCTAACTTTACCCAAGATAGAACAACTTTTTTGTTCCATCTGGATTTGTTTCTTAACGGCCATTTTTTCTTGATAAGTTTTCGCCAGTATTGTGCGTACTCATCATTTCTGCCAGCCCATCCGAACCTTGTGGATGTATGTCCAAATCTTTTGTTGGCTATTTTTAGATCTGTTCGATTTTGTACTATCATTTTCATTCACCTAAAAATTTATTAATAAAATACTGTTGTCCTTTTCCTGTTACTTTCGTAGTTTTATTAACCGATGTATGACCATCAGCATGACTTACAACAGTTTCTTTAATTTGGAATAGGCCCATTTCCATTGCTTTTTGTGTAGGGCTGTTATAATCAGAACCCTTGCGTTTTATTAAATATGAGTTTTCACGCAACCAATTAAACAATCGTTTTTGCCCCATATCCTTTACTCCATTTTGATGAAGTAACTTTGCTAAATCTCCAACTAATATAGATGTATGACTAGCTGCCACACTATCAGCAAATAAAACCTTTGGCTTTTGTTCCTCAATCAAGGCTTTTGCTTTATTGTGTTCTTCAACTTCGTTAGCATACGCTCTTAATGCATCTGGTAATGTTTTAGGTATATCTGCAACGTATTGTCCTGTTTTGCGTATTTGAGGGATAACATCATGTGTAATCCAACGCTTAAACTCTTTAGCTTCTTGCTTTCTACTTGAAAGCACTAAGCTATACAAGCCATATTCGTTGACGATAGATTTTTCTGGGTTTCCCGGAGTACCGTCATTTAAAATGACACTACTCTTTTCGTCATCATCCAATCGAATTAATGCTTGTCTTGAGTTGTTAATTTCAAGACAATTACATATATCTTTTGCAACAAACCAAGGATCTTGACCTTTCATTACAATACGTACGTTACCAAATTGATTGTTTTTAAAAATTTGTAATTCGTTCATTCATTTCCTCTCTCTACTTAAAGTAGACTAATATGGCAAAACAATATCATCAATAGTTACAGAATATAAATTGCATAATGTAATTAAATTTGCATAATCAATTTCTGTCTTACCATTCTCCCAATTGTTTATTGTGAGCTTTGATTTCTTCATTTTTTTAGCTACTTTTTCTTGAGATAAATTTGCATTAACTCGTGCTGCTTTTAAAGAAATTTTCAATCTCTTCAACTTATCACTCCTTTCTTCGATTATTAGTATAGTTTACTTAAAGTAGAATGTCAATACTAAAAGTAAACTTTTTTATAAAATGGTATTGTATATTACCACTTTAAGTATTAATATATGATTATACAGGCGAGAAGAATAGGAGTTTATCATGAATTCTGATTACAAAAAGGTATTTGCTAAAAATTTAAGTAATTTGTTAGCAAGAAACAAAAAGACACAAGCCGATTTAGTAGCCGATTTAAAATTAAACAAATCAACTGTTTCAACATGGGCTAACGGCACTAAAATGCCTAGAATGAATAAAATAGAACAGTTAGCTAATTATTTTGGTGTAGAAAAATCAGATTTAATAGAGGACAAATCTGATACAAACGAACAGTATTATAATGATCCATCTGTGTCAGAATACGCACAAGCGATTAAAGATAATCCTGATTTACGTTTATTGTTTGATGCAAGTAAAGATATGTCTAAAGATGATATTGATTTTGTTATTCACGCAATCAACATATTAAAAAAGAAAGGATAATAAAAATGTTTTCGTTTATTATCGTAGCATTGATAATTCTAGTTATTGTGTATATATTCTATCGTGAATACATTAGCAAAAAAGACAAATCCAAACCAACAAAATTAGAGATTCTACAAACAAGTAACATTTTATCCGATCTAGTTTCTATAAAAGATTTAATCATTAAAAACCTTTACGATGCAGGTACTTTAGACTATATAAACGATAAGCACGAATTAACTAGAAAAGATTTTTATCATTTTTACATGTTTGATTTATGTGGTAGAGATCATAACAAATTTAATAAGTTATATAGCCATGTAATAAATATAAGTGAAGATTTTTATGCAACCTTAGTGGAAAAATCAACATTGTTAACAAATGAAGAAAAAGATTTAGTATCAAAAAAAATTATTGCAAACAACATAAATACAGATTTAATATTCGTAGTATATTTAGATTTATTTCACGATAAAGATTTAGCTGTAAAATATTTTTACATAAATATTCTAGACAACTACAAACAATTTATTGATGTGTAAAAAATTCCATGTTGAATAATATACAATAACCCTACAAAGGGGATGATAGTATGAACATCAATTTGATATATATAAAGCTACGGAAAACACAAACTGCGGTATTAAAACTAAATGATGACGGAACATATACAATCTTAGTTAACAGTAATAAGCCACGAGATGTACAAAAGCAAGGAATACTACACGAATTAGGCCACATTATCCATGACGATATGTACAATACCGCTAATGTTGATTTAATTGAGCGTATGGCTCATGCAAGGCAATTTGACGATGTAGATGGTATTAACTTTTATACGCACATCATATGAGGTGAATTATGCAATATAATATGACGGTTCGTAAAAAAGATGGCAATTACCAAATAATTGTCAGTTATAAAAACGGAATAAAATGGAAGCAAAAATCTAAACAGGGTTTTGCCACACAAAGAGACGCTAAACTTTATGGGCAAGAAATTGTCGATAACCTAAAAAAGACTATCACCAGTCCACTTGATGATAGTCTAAAGGATATAACGCTTATTGAGTTTTACAAGATATATACAGATGAAAACAAAGCAAATGTATATTCTACATTCAAAGCATATGACAATGCATTTCAGAAATTCAACACGCTATTCAATATGAAAGTAAAAGATATTTCTGAAATACAAATTCGGAAAGTAATTAATGATTTACAACAATCAATAGCCACTAAAAATATGTGCATTACTATTATAACAAAGGTATTCGATTATGCAGTATCGCCATATAGAATTATTAATAGTAGTCCTTGCAAAAATATTAAGCGACTACATAAAACACAAACAACTAAAATCAATGCCATAAATGAAGATGATGTAACACACCTATTAACATCGCTAAAAGGCCACAATTACAAATACTATATCGTGTGTTCAATTGCTGCCTATACAGGTATGAGGTATGGCGAAATCTTAGGTCTTACATGGGATGATATAGATTTTGACAATGCAATTATTGATGTGAATAAGCAGTTCGCATATAGTGGTGAAAGCACGTATATGATCCGCAACCTAAAGACAAAAAATAGTTACAGGAAAATACCAATACCACCAATACTAATTGATATACTTCTTGAATATAAAAATACCACCAGCGGATTATATCTATTTAACAATCCAACTGGCGGTACTGGTGCGGTATCAGTAATGATAAAACGATATTTACCAAATACTTCTATCCATGATTTAAGACATACCTATGCTACAAGGTTATTGGCAAATGGTGTTGATATAAAAACAGTAGCATCCTTATTAGGTGATACTGTCGATACAGTCATTAATACGTACATTCACTATACCGATGAAATGAGATTAAAGGCACATGATAGTGTGTCTAAAATTTTCGGTTAGAATTTTTGACGAATTTATTGACGATTAGATAATAAACCTTATATTTACTGGTGTTTTTAACCGATAAAACATATCAATATATTATAGCACAAAAGCAGCTTGTTTTGAATGTTTTGTGCACC